ATAATAGTAGTAAATTCTAATTCAATTTGTGAAAATCTACTCATATTTATTGCTCCTGATGGTTGTAAATCAGAATTATTTGAATGAATTCCAAAATTATAACAATATAACCCATCGGGAGCATTACCAGAAGTTCTAGTATATTTCTCAATATAATCAAAAATACCAGCAGCTTGAATATTTTCTCTATAGGCACCATCTAATAAAATACCCATAGCTACTAAAATTGGTTTTATATTTTGAAGATTATATGTTTGATTTATTACTAATCCAGTTAATGTACCATCTGGATTTACACCTGGTCCTATTGGTACAGGAACTAATGCTCCTCCTTGAGTGCGATAAATAGTATAATTACCAGATGTTGGAGCTTGTATTACATTGACTGGTCTATAATTATATGGCCAATTTGTATAATTTGACCATTCATTCCTTAAATTAGCATCACTTCTTTGGAAATAAAATAACCAACTTGAAACCATTCCTAATGAATCTAACTCTATTTTGTTAGGTCCAGTAACATTAGGAAATATTTGTTCATGAACTTGTTTTATTAAATACTTTTGCTCTTGTAAAGCAAACAATCTTTCTTCCTCATTTGATAAAAAACAATAAGTACAATTTAAATGAATATCAGCATTCCATATTCCTCTTTGATCTGGATATGAAGTTATATCTAGACATAAGTCGGGTGGAGGATGTAAAAAACGATAAAATTGCATATACCATGAGTTAAAATTAGGTGCTATATATGGATAATTATTAAACGCATCAAATACATCACGTATTTGAAATAATTGATTAATAGGTCTAAATGTAACATTGATTTGTAATTCATTATATTGTAAAGATGTTAATGGAAACGCCATTTGTGATTTTAATCCAAACCAATTATTTAAAGGAATATATAATATTCTACCTCTAATAGAAGGTTCAGGACCTGCTATTTCATCGGTATAAAAAGCATTTGGATATGAATTTACGCGTGATTCAGCATTGGCTGGATCTACTAATTCAGGAATATGCCCAATCATATTATAAAACAATTCCTTTTTAGTAAGAGAAAAATCTCTTTGAACCGCAGCTAATAAATAATCTCCAGAATATTCTTGTAATGTATAATTACCACATGTAAAACTAATTTTAGAAATCATTTTAGCTCCAATATATTCAATCCATTTGAATTCATATGGAGCCCATTGTTCTATATTTCCTAGACCTTGTGCGGTTGTTTGTTCTGTAATTTGCTGAGGTGGTAAAATAGGAGACCAAATATTTGGTAATATAACAGATATATAACAATCCATTAAAAGATCAGCATATCGGGGAATTTTAAACGTAAATGAAGATTCTTCCGACAAGCGCAAAGTTTTTGAACCTTCATAATCTACCCTAAATTTCTGTAACCCAAAATTAGTGTATTGATGATATGTTGATTTAAAGAAGCTTTTGCTTGGGTTACCATTTAAAATTATATTTTGTTGTCCTTGACTTACAAGTTGCATTAAACCTCCTGCCATATTTTTATATTATATTATATTATTTTTAATTCTTTATTCATCATAATATAATTTTATAATATTTCTTATTTCTAAATAATTTATTGATAATTTTAGAAATATAAATTGTTTAATGGTATACTTTTTTTTAAAAGTATAATATAGTATGAATAATATTTCAAACGCAGAACAAAATATATCTAACGTAGTAAAAAATATTACTCAGATGAAAGAATCCACAGCTGTAGTATTATTAAGTTGTATTATATTTTTAATAATATTAATTTCATTTTTATGTTATTTTTATTATAATGGGTTAAGAGGTAGAGAATGTAAATATATGAACAAACTTTACGGTGATCTTAATGGTAAAATAAGATCTATAGATGAAACAGATCAATTTAATTATACATTTAAGGATTATTATATTAAGACAGCTTATAATTGTTGTAGTGGAGGAAATTATAAAAATGATTTTGTAGACACATGTAATTTAAAATCGCTTTTAAAACAAGGTGTAAGAGGGTTAGACTTTGAGATATTTTCAATAAATGATGGGCCAGTCGTAGCAACTTCAACAAGTGATAGTTATTATGTTAAGGAAACATTTAATTATGTAAATTTTGTAGATATAATGAATATTATAAGAGATTATGCTTTTTCCACTTCAACTGCTCCCAATTCAAGTGATCCAATTATAATACATTTACGTATTAAAAGTACAAATCAAGCAATGTATCAAAATTTTGCTAAGCTTTTAGAAAATTATGATTCCATATTATTGAGCAAAGATTATGATTCGGAAAATAATGGTAAAAATTTCGGTAATGTTCCTATTAAAAATTTACTAGGAAAAGTAGTCATTATTGTAGATAGAAGTAATATATCATTTTTAGAATGTCCTGAATTTTATAGATTTGTAAATATGACAAGTAATTCAGTTTTTATGCGAGCATTACATTATTATGATATTAAATATACACCAGATATGAATGAATTAATAGAATTTAATAAACAAAATATGACAATTGGTATGCCCGATAAAGGATCTAATCCGGAAAATCCTAGTTCCTTAGTTATGAGAGAAATGGGCTGTCAACTTTTAGCAATGCGTTATCAAACAATTGATGTAAATGTGGAAGAAAATGATATATTCTTTGATGAAAAAGGTTATGCGTTTGTATTGAAACCAGAAAATTTACGTTATATTCCTGTAACAATTCCATTACCACCAGCTCAAAACCCAGAATTATCATTTGCTACAAAAACAGTTCAATCAGATTTTTACAGTTTTAATATTTAATTATAATTATCATAATATAATTTTACTATTTCCAATAGATCAGTATTTTTTTCTTGATTTATTCGTTGTATTTGTTTTTCTATCTCCATTTGTAATACTGGTAAACGTGTATACAACATTGGATTAATAATTTTTCCATTTTTATTTTTATACTTATCAGGATTGAATCTAATAAATATAAATTTTCCGCTATGTATCATATATAAATCATCATAACGAATTTCTTCGTTATTCGCATTATAATATTTATGCTGATTTTCATCTGTTTCAATACATAACAATGTATTGCCTATTAATAAACGATGGTCTATTCGTCTTCTATTTACGCATTCGCAATTTCCTGTCCATAATGATTTATCATGTTGAAAACCGACAAAGTTTTTATTTATAAAATCTCTTACAGCTATTTCCTTTGTTTTTGAACGAATTTGAAATGTTATTGGGTCATTTGGAAATGTTTGTTGATAACAAAAAGAACAATAACCTTTATATTTACTGTTACCTAAAGAACCTAAACAAAAATTAGCCTTACATTTTTTATTAACTACATCAATCATATCAGATGTTTTACAATTTACACAAAACATCGCATTTAAACCCTTTAAATTATAACTAGGTCTAGCTAATCCACAACTACATTTTTCATGAACTACATCAATCATTTCTTCTAATTTACAATTGATACAGTATTCTGCCTTTAAACCTTTATAATTATAGCTGGGTCTCGATAGACCACAACAGCACTTTTTATGTTTTAAATCAATCATACCATCTAATTTACATTTAGAACAATATTCTGCGTTTAATCCTTTAAAATTAAATTGTGGTTGAACGCTGTTGCATTTACATTTTTTACTTTTTATATCTATCATTCCATCCAATTTACATTTAGAACAATATTCTGCTGTTAATCCCTCAAAATTAAAAGATGGACGAACACTATTACATTTACATTTTTTACTTTTTATATCTACCATTCCATCCAATTTACATTTAGAACAATATTCTGCTGATAATCCCTCAAAATTAAAAATTGGAGATGCTCTTCCACATTTACACATTTTGGTAATTACATTAATCATTCCATCCAATTTACATTTAATACAATATTTTGCGATTAAACCTTCAAAATTATAGGATGGTTGAACTCTTCCACACGTACATTTATTGTTAAAAACATCTATCATTCCATCTGACTTACATTTAGCACAATATTCAGGTTTTAACCCAACATAATTAAAAACAGGGAATTTATTTCCACAATGGCATATTTTATATTGATTATGTAATTTTTCTTTATGTGTTTTACATCTGATTGGTATACCATAAAATTCAGCATAAGTAGCTCTATTGCGACAATTTTCAAATTGACAAAGTTTAGGCATTATAGAATAATAATATACTTTATTTTTAAGTATGTCTCTTAAAATAAAAGTGGGGACATCAAATAAAACTGTTTATAAAATATTTATAACAATAATATATAAATGACTAAAAAGGATAATCTATGTAAAGAACTAACATTTAGTGATTGTGAATTGGCTATTTTAAGAACAGCAGTAGATAAAGCTGAGGAGAAACAGGGCAGACAATCAGCTAATTCTCCAGAAGTCAAACGCATAATTACTATTGTAGAAAATTTTTTACGTAAAAAACATCTAATTTGTTATGGCGGTTTAAGCATAAACGAACTCTTACCAAAACAAGACCAATTCTATAATAAAGATATTGAAATTCCTGATTATGATTTTTATAGTTCAAACGCGTTAAATGACGCAAAAGAATTAACAGATATATACGTAGAAAATGGTTTCCAAGAAGTAGAAGCTAAATCAGGCCAACATCATGGAACTTATAAAGTATTTGTAAATTTTATTCCAGTTGCTGATATAACTTCATTACCTAAAGATTTATTTTCTGCTATTAAAAAAGAATCTATTAAAGTTGCTGGTATTTTGTACGCACCTCCTAATCTTCTTCGTATGGGCATGTATTTAGAATTATCAAGACCAGCTGGAGATGTTAGTCGTTGGGAAAAAGTCCTGAAACGTCTAACTCTTTTAAATAAACATCATCCACTTATTGGTAAACAATGTTTTCAAATTGAATTTCAAAGAAAAATGGGACATAATGAATTTTCTGATAAAATTTATGATAATATTCAGCATACATTAATAGATCAAGGCGTTGTATTTTTTGGAGGTTATGCTTTATCTATGTATTCTCAATATATGCCTAAAAAATTAAGACATAAATTACATAAAATACCAGATTTTGATGTTTTATCTGAAGAACCATTGCTTACTGCTCAAATTGTAAAAGAAAGATTAACTGATATTGATGTAAAAAATGTCAAAATTATTAAAAGACCAGGTATTGGTGAAATTATTGCGCCTAACTATGAAATTAAAGTAGATGAAGATACTGTAGCATTTATTTATCAACCATTAGCATGCCACAGTTATAATATTATTAAAGATGGGGGTTATACTATTAAAATTGCTACTATTGATACAATGCTTAGTTTTTGGTTAGCATTTTTATATGCGAATAGACCTTATTATGATAAAGATCGTATTTTATGTATGGCTAATTATTTATTTAAAGTTCAAGAAAAAAATAGATTAACACAAAAAGG